GTCCATTTATATTTCTCCTTTTATAATATAATTATAATCTATTGTAAGATGACACTGTAATCATCGAGAAGAATTACTATCTATGTCTATGCCATTGACAGTCGTTATTTGCTGCATAGTATCTACTTGTTTCATTGTCATTTCACATGCAATCTTGAGAGATAAGTCTGTTCTTGGCCAAATTGTATTGTTGACAAATTCATTCATTGAAGTTGTACTAGATACAGCAACAAGATATAGTCCTGTCATAAGCAAATCATATCTAACTTTTTCAGATTCAAATCTTGCTTTTAGAAGCTGTCCCATTCTCATGCTTTCATTACCATAGATGGTAACGCTTACTTCAAAGCAAGCATCTTCTCTAATGTTGTCTTCATCTATTTCAGTAAGATTGATATTTTCATTTTCTACAGATTTTACTTCAAAGATTATCGCAGTATCTGACAAATCATAAGAAAGTTTTACATTTTCAGTTACAAATTTAGATAAGTCAATACCTCTAGGAGACAATCCATTCATAATTCTACTTCTATCAAGTTTAGATTGTTTGACAAGCATATCTCCGACAATCTTTTCGATATCATGAATATTACTGATTTGTGTCATACAATCTTTTCTCCAGTGATATATTTTACATATTCTTCTAAGTCTTTGTAAGAAGAAAGTTGAACCATTGTAAGATGTGCTTCTCTGACTCCCCATTCGTCATATTCATGAACACTATCAACATGTAGCCATTGACCTTTATAGAAGATGAAATCATCGATGCCTATTCTATACAATGACTTGCAATAGAAATTGTATTCATTTGTTTGAATATTGCCTGACTTAGATTGTCTTAAAGACAGACCAGCTGTTTGAAGACTTCCTCTGATAGTCTGCTTTTGATACTTCATCTTTGTACGATAGTATTCATCTTGAACTTCTCCAATCTTTACATAGATATCGTAATCAAAAGCAAACTCTTCTATAGCATCGTAGAAATAAGATGGGTCAATCAAGTGATTTCTATAGTTTGCCATAGATAACCTCATCTACTAATACTGCCATTAGTCACAACCAACATAGTTGGTACTGCTTTAGTCTTAAGCAAAGCCCAGTATGCTTGGCCATAAGACGTCTGATTCCAGAATTTAGCTTCATCATCTTGTGAAATTGTTTTGTCAATATCATAAGACTTAGAAAAGCCACCTACAGATGCACTAGACAATACACCTTGAGTTGCTCCACCACCTGCAATTTCTTCAAGAGTATCTCCAGAAGGAGCACCCATTCTATTAGCGATGATAGTCAGATAATGAGCAATACAGTAACTCATAGCCAATTCCCAGTCAGTTCCAAAGATAGACTTAAACACTTTGTTGTTAGCAACATTGTATAGCTTGTCAAAGTACTTTTTACCTTGCATTGTAGCCATGAATTTAGTATATTGAGGCATCCAAAAAGTAAAATCATCAATAGTGAACTCAGGATTTCGTCTATCAATTGTGATGCCTATAAGTGCCATATTTTCTATCCAAGATGGTTATTATCTATACCATCAATAAGATTTTCTGCTTCTCTTTTGACTGAACGAAAATTATCTACTTTTGCATATTCATAGAGACGTTTAGCATGTTCTATGAGCCATTCATGATGAATAGATTCATCTTTCATTTTAGAATCTTCTAAGTTCTTTTCAGTGACTTGGTTATTGAGAATAGCATAAAGGTTTTCAACATGTTTACGTTCATCTTTCATAATGTTGATAAGAACTTGCATAGCATTGTCATCAATCTTTCCTTTAAGATTATTGATAGCAACATTGTAAGCATCAATTGCAGCTTTTTCATCAGTAACTAAAGCATTGATTGTAGTAGCTAAAGAGGCTTCATCACTAAGCTTGCTATCAAAGTTATGTTTTTTTAGACGCAATTGACGTTTTAACCAAGTCATAGCTTCTTCAGCAGAATTGAATTTGACTATATTTTGTGACAACCACTTATCTGGACGAAGAGACTCATTTCCAACTTTCTTGATTTTGTAATCTTCATCGAAATCATCATTATTGATTTGATATGTTTCAACTATCATTGACTTACTAAAGCCATTTATTGACTTACGTTGGTCATCTATTACTTTGTATACAACATCATTATGTCTTCTTAAAGCAAACCAGTCTCCTTTTACTAAAGAAACTTCATCAACAACTTTGACAGAATCATGAATTGAACGAGCCATTTCTGCATGAATGTCATCAATCTTTTTCAAACTTTGCCCATCTATATTTTGAATGTTTTTGACATCTGTAATCTCTTTATATAAAGCATCAACATACTGAATGTAATACTGAACTGTTTTTCTCTTGTCTAAATTAGAATTCTTAATGTCTGCTTTGAAATCATCGATAACTTGAGAGACATATGCATCTAATTTAGAAATTGCTCTTACTGTCTGTGTGTTGTACTCATTACCATACAAGTATTTTATGACATTGTGAATGTAAGACTTAAATTGTTGAATAGAGTATTCAGGATTATAAGTTTGATGAGCAGGTACAATTGCTGCTGGAGCATGCTGTCCCATATCAACAAGTTTGATAGCGTGAGTTACATTTTCTGCATAAATAGTCTTTTTGTTACCTTTGTTGTCCTTGATTGTATATTTCTTCATTTTTATCTCCTTTTCTAACAAAAGTTACACAGAGTCATTCTGGTTAACTTTGTTAATGGTTATATATATTTATATATAATAATAATTCTTGTTAACCAGAAGTCATTTATGTAATCATTTTTGCCAACTTGATTAAATGAAAGTAAGTATAATCCTTATTTTTAATTAAATAGGCTAAGTAGTTAGACATTGTATCTAACATACTTAGCCTGTCTAACATTACAGTAATAATTCTGCCAAACTACTTTGTAAAGTCATAATAAGTGACAATACCAAGTTCCTCATTAGAAGTGTTATAAGGAAGCTGGACTTCACTGACTTGACCAACGAAAGCAGAAGTATAGGACATCTTATCAATGTTAGGAAGAGTAATGTAATGCTGCATCGGATAAGGCATATCAATACGAACGAAAGTCTTATCATTCTTATAAGCAACAATACGACCATGTCCACCAGTACCTAAAGTGTTAAGGTCAGGTCTAGACTTAATACTGATCTTAGCAGAGCCATCAGTTTCATCAGCACCAAGGTTGTGGTCGACAATGAATTTACGAAGAGTAGAAGTATAGAGAGCACTGAATCTAGAAGATAAGTCACTACCAACAAATGTAGGAACAAGGAAGGTATCAGGAAGAACAGTAATGTTCATGTTGCTATTTTCTAAGTAAGTTTCGAAAATACCATTGAAGAAAGCAACTACATCTTCATCTTTCATACCCTTGAAACCAGAATTCTCAGCAGTAGAAGTACTATTATCGATAGTAGTGACCATAGTATTAGGATTGTTGAATAAGCCAGTCTTTCCTTCAACACCAAGATAAGCAACTTTCTGAACGAAGAGGTCCCAACCAGCAACGATAGCATTCTGATAGATATCTTGAATAGACTTCTGAAGAGTTAACTTCTTCATCTTTTCAAGTTCAACAAAGCGAAGGTCATAGGCAACTTCAAAGGTATAGACATTGACTCTCTTCTGAGTGAGACCAGCATTGACACGAGGAATATAGTTAGCATTGTTGCCCATGACATTGCGGAACTCATTCATGATACCGGCCCAATCAACAGTGTAGTACTGAACATAATCAACAAATCCACCACCAGTATCAACAGGAATATCCTGACCATAGGTAACAAAGTAGAGCGGTTCATAAAGTTGAGTATGAAGCTTAGCAAGAGTCGTAGTTAAGAAAGCAAAGTTAGTATCATGAACTTTAGTGTCTCTGACATACATCTTCAAGGCTTTAGGTCCAACAACTTCACGAATAGAGAACGTTTTTCCACGGTTAGCAGCGTTGATGCTATCAACAAAGAAGTTCTGTGTAACGTTAGCAGGTGTAAATCCCATTTTTCATTTCCTCCTTACTTGACATAAATTTCTGCAACTAATTTAGTACCATGCTTTTCAACCATTCCAGTAAAGACAACACCAGAAAGAGCAAGATTACTAGTAGCAACAGTGGTGCACTTTCCAGTAGCAGGAATAGCATAGACCTGAGCATTTGCTTTGACATCATCTTCAACAGCAGTAGAGTCAAGTTCAATAGCAAGATAGGAGCCAGGAAGAACAAGGTTGAAAGCTTCACCAGGAAGAACTTTCACAGATTCATCAGTTCCGGGCCACTCAGTAGCAAGCTTAACATTTGTTGCAAGAACGAAACCAGCGATATCAGCAAGAGTAATGGCACCAGTGATAGCTTCATAGTAACCTTTAATAGAACTAAACTTGACTAAGTCACCAAAGTTGACAGCAGTCTCACCAGCTAAAGTTCCACCAGTAATATTGTATTTGTCACTAACTGTAGGATATCCAACTTTAAACATCGGAATCCCAGTCTTACCAATAATGAGTCCCATAATTATTCTCCTTTCTTATAAGACTTCTTATAACGATCAGCCCAAGCATTAGCGATTGCGATTTCTCTGTCATCTGCAGAGTCAGAAACTTTGTTGACCTTTTTAGCAATAGAACCAACAGACTTCTTAGAATCACCAGCTTTTGTCTCAATCACTTCATCTTTATCTTCGTCTTCATCACAAGTGCATTCATCTTTAGGCTTACCACAATTCGGGCAGACATCTTCATCTTGAGTATCGATATCTTCCCCAACTCCTTCATCAGAATCTTCAGAAGTAGCTTCATGCTCTTCCTTCTCAACATTGAGAAGATTGATAAGGTCAGTAGAATGCTTTGCTAATTCTTTAAGAGCAGCAACTTCGTCTGGAGTAAGTCCTTCATCGTCATGAACCTCAGGCTTAGCTTTAGTTTCAGTCTCAGGTTCTTCATCAACAGTTTCTTCTGTAACTTCAAACTGTTTGCCGTCATCATCATTGATAATGAATTTTTTTGGCATATTTTAATCTCCTTTTATATTATAATTGTAATTCTTAACTTAATAACTGTGTAATCACTGATAATTATTTTAAGAACTATTTTCTATTTCGCTAGTCAACACTAGTCTGCATGTTATACTTCTAGCAAGTTGACCTGTGTCAAGTAAAGGTCTGTCACTTCCTTTAGCTTTGATAGTGCTAGGCTTATTAGGTGTAAGTAGATTACTTTTATAGATGACATTTCTTGCATAGTTCTGCATTCTAATACACATCTTTTCAAGTTCCACCTTTACTTGTTGTTTGTCCCAATTTTGTTTGAAACAACCTTCATAGATTCTATCTAATGTTTTTGGTAGAATATTCTTTATTGTTTCATCAATCGTAATCTGAAGAACAGGTCTTGCAGGTAAGTTTCGTAATGCACTTCCATTTTCATGAATGAACATCAATTCTGCATTTGTTATGCTGACATTTGCTACCTGTTTTCTTGTAGAATCAGCAGTTATTACTCCAATCTCTATTGTATAGTCTTTAATAGACTCGTATGTTTCTTTTTCTTTCTTTATGGCTTCTTCTACAAGTCCATTGATGTCAATGCTCATTTTGAAATGATATTATAGTCTTCAATAACTTTATCTATGGCAATGTTGATAAGTCTCTTCAATAAAGCATATGGAATGCCAAATTCTTTGCATTTTTCTTCTACTTTTTGAAGTACATATTCTTTCTTTTTACTACCGCTTCCTCTTTCAGGATATTTATCTTCAGCTTCTTTGATAGCGTCTTTAATTGTATTCCAAAGTTTAGAAAACCATTTGTTCTTAATTCCAGCAACAACAGTGTAGAGTAAAACTGCTGTAACTGCTACTGCAATAATGCAAAGTTCAACAATTTCTCGAATACTCATAATACTTAACCTCTTTTCTCATTATCTTTATAGCCAACTTTGTTGTCAATAGCATTCAATCTAGCTTCATGGTTGTCAAGTATAAGCTTGTCAATTTGAAGAGTTTTAGAATGGCTGTCAACTTCATTATGAAGAAGCTTTATTTGTTCATCACGTTCATTTAGATGCTCATTGATTCTATCAATCTGGTCATTCAATCTTTGAATTGTTCTGTTGAGCTTAATCAAAGGAGTAGCCAAACTTACAAAGAGACTAACTAAAACTGCAAGAGCAGTGACAACAAGTCCTATGACTAAGTTAGAATCCATTAGTGCTTTCTCCTTCTGCTTCTTGTTCCATGTTACCAACAACATTGTAATTGAAGAATGCTTCTTGAGCGTCTTGATATTCAGGAGTATTTATAGTGTAAGTTTTATCCATCCTAGATACCTCCGTTTAATATAGATGACTTCTGGTTAACTTCGTTAATGGTTATATATATTTTATTATACCTTTAATTCTTGTTAACCAGAAGTCATTTATGTAATCGTTTTTGTCAACTTGATTTAATGAAAGTAATTATTTACCAATAATCTTCAATAGCTTTTCTGCATCAGGTCCTGTGACTTCATACACAGCAGCTTTTGCACTTCTAGCAAACGAATTTACAAGTCTTAACTTGACATTAAGATTGTTCTTTTTGATAATATCATTTTTCATAATCTTATCATAATCTTTACCATTGATAGTAGCAGTATCTCTAGCTTTAATAGACGCAACAATGTTAAGCACTTTTAGAGCATCAACAAATGTTGTTTGCTTAGAATCATTGTCGTTTGTTTTGTTATCAGCAATATAGACAGAGCCCTGTTGTCTAAAATTTAGCTTCTCTAGTTTAGCAAACATCTTTATTGTTCCGATTGCGTCTTCCCAATCATCAGTATAGTAAGTTGCGCCTTCATACTTCTTGCCATTTTTGTAAGCTTGAACGACATACTCATCATAGTCATTCTTCTTTTTTGTAAGCTTGTAAGTATAGCCATCATCATTATCATTTGTTCTGCTATCATATAATCTATCTCTATCAAAACTTTCTTTACAGTAGTTATGAATAAACTCTTCAATATTATTTACACTACCTTCAATAGTATCATTACTATAAGCTTTAAGATTATACATTTTAGCAATTCTAGCAAAATCTTGTCTATCATCCCACTTTGTTGATAAAGTATAAAATTTATCTCTCATTTTGCTATCTTTTGTCACAGAATCTTCAATAAATTCATATTCTTTTTCTGCATCAGATTTACTTCCACCAACATATTCGTTTAAAATAAGCTTTTCAAGATTTTTTCTATTACCTCTAAAAGTAGGACAAGGATACCCATAGCTATAATCTGTTCTTACATAGGAGACACCATACTTAGAAGCAAGTTTTTTGAAATACTTTTCAACCGATGCTTTGTCTTCATCGTTAATTCCTAAAGCATCTAAATCAGCCCACTCACTAGACCATTCTGAATCTTTAACTCTCTGGTCAACTAACTTTTCACTATCAACTATGTGGGCAATCCCAGCTCTTCCTTGTTCGCATAAAGCAACATGGTTTCCTCTGATATTTGTTTGCATATACTCTCCTTTGTTGTCATCTTTGATGTCACAATCATAGCCACAGCTTAAGTCAGTATGGTCACCTTGTTCAATCGCATCAATAGCAGCTTGGTCAGTAATGACAAGATTTCCCATGATAACATCTTCACCATCATCAGTTTTTCCTTGATGAACATCTCTGACATAGCCAATAGCATAGTCTTTATAGTTACCAACATTGACATCTTCACTAGGATGGTCAAATGTAACAGGCTTATTTTCAAAAGACGCAATCGTCTTAGGATTCATCACTTGGTCATAAGGTCTGTCAACATCAATCTCAGTGTTGTCACCATCTCCAAACACTTCATCTTTCGTATAAGTCTGCTTTCCTGTTCTAGCAAGAATAGCGTCTGTGCAAATCAGATAGCCTTCAGGAGTTTTGTATTTATGCTCACTAAGTTTTTCTGAAACTAATACTTTCATTAAATTATACTCCTTTATATAATTATTATAATCTATTTAGTAAAGACATTGTAACCAAG